AACACTTGATATTCAGCCATTGGTGTCATCTCGCCATCGCATTCAGGGGTTCTTCTACCATCGCGTTATAACCCCTCTGTGCCGCGAGCATTTCAGGACTACGCATAACCGCCGCAGCGTTTTTCATAACCTGCGAGCGTTTTTCAATTGTGGATTTCATTTTGCGGCCAGCCATCATAGCTTCGCCCAATAAGACCGCCATAGCTTTTGGATCAAGGTTAGCCATAGCTATTTTAATAGCTTCTTGCTCACCTACTTTGCCTTGGAAAGCTTTAAAAACGCGCGTTGCCAATACAGCGGTAAAATCTGTAATGACTTGCGGGATTCTAAAAGACGCTTCTTCACCAATCTTAGCAGCTTTTGGCCCCATCTGCCCACGCCAAGCAGCTAGATCGGCGAACTGTTCTTCGCGTTCCAAATCGCGTGCAATATTTTTAACTAGCTCTATTTGTTTAGGCTCTAAGATCTTTGATAAATCTTCGTAACGCGGAGCCGCGTCAATTGCACGCTGTATAGTTTTAGGTGCGTCTTTAGCCGCAGCTTTCACAAACGCGCGTCCGCGCTGTTCGCCTTTCATAACGCCTTCAAGTGTATCTTTAAGATACGATAACACTTCAGCTTGATTTACGGGTTTACTAAGCCGCGCATATTCAGCTCTTGCGTTCGCGTATTCAGGAACATTAGAGTCAAGCCAGTTAAGAAAATCTTTACGCGCTGTTCGCAGCGCACTTAGATCCATGCGGTCAATACCAAATTCGCGCGGCCCTTTTGTTATTATTTTATCCATAGCAGTCTTCATGTTATGAAGATCTCGCACTGAATATTCAGCCATTGTTGCCGGTATTTCGCGTGTAACTGGGCGACCAAACTCATCTAAGATATTAGACGCGACCGTTTGCGCCGCAGCAGTTTCGCCAATTTTAAAAGCTTCGCCTTTATTTTTTGCAATATCCCGCGCGACGCGAGATACATCGCTAATAAAAGGCCGAGATAATAATTCTTGCAGTGTAGCGTCTTCCGGCACTTTTATCTTTTTAGCCGCTTCATACATCGGCGCAGTTATACCTTCACGACGGGCTTTCGCTGTTTCAACGCCTTTCGGGCCTCCTGCCGCTGTCTCAAGCGCTTTTTGTCTCGCGGCTACATTTGCTTGTTCTGCCGCGCGAAATTCATCCGGCGCTTCTTTCATCGCGGACATTACAAGCCCAGCAAAACCCGTAGATGGAACTCCCGAAGCGACAGCACCGGCAGTTGGTCGTGTCCCTGGAACGAGCTGGGCTTGAGCTGAACGCAGTGCATTAATTATCGGCGCGCCTTGATTACCAACTGCTTGTTGAAGCGCGTAATATCGAGGCGCAGCAATACGATTAGCAAACTCAGTTCCTTTAGCCATTAAAGGAATTGCAGCGTTTTGTATGCCGCCTGCGGCTAACCGCAATGGATCAATTGCCTGCCCAAACTTTTCAAATGGATGAGCTGCTTGAGATAAACGAGGCAAATCTATAGCTACGTTGCCTACTTGAATAGGCTGCGCTAATCCAGGCGTCTTAGCGGCTACTTTACCCGCTGCACGTAACCCGCCGCCTACACCGCTGGCGATCATAGAAAGATCAGCCATTGTGCCTACAGGATCTGTAGCAATAGCTTCCTTCCAACCGTCTTCAGTAAAATATCGTGCGTAGTGTGCGCCTGCCGCTTCAGCGGCCTGTTTAGCTTTAGCAGCAAAATCTGGATTTTCTAGCTTAGAAAGATAAGCAAACGCGTCTGCGGGGAGCGCTTTCTCAGCTACTTTTCGCATCGCCCCATATCCTGTCAATTCCAAGCCCCTTGCGGTTTCTGGAATATTCATAGGATTAAGCATGGATGCGGTTTCAGCGCCAAATTTATACCCGCTAGAAGGAATATTTGTAACACCTTCTAGTAATGCTTCCGGCCATGTGCGACGCTGATAAGGCATAGCCTCTTCAGTCATTGGTATTGGCGGCGCGGCTTCAGTAGATATTGCGCCGAACTGACGCGCTAGTGCGCCGTAATCAGTTTCCGTAGGTTGTTCAGGCGCAAAAGATACTTCGCCCGCCGCACCGCCCTTAGCGCCAAATCTTTTAGCGATTGCAGCGTAATCAACCATTATCGTTTTCCTACTTCCATGCGCTGGATATAAGATAAAAATTCAGACGCTTGTTTGCGGTCGCTAAACGTATGAGACGAGCCGCTAGGATCAGTTACTTTAAATCCTTCAGGTGCCTCTTCGACTCTCTGCCGCATAACATTTTCAGTTTTAATGCCTTGAGGATCATAAGGGTTTTTATAATCAACACCTAATAATCGCGTAGCGTTTCGCTTAATGCTTCGGTATGCATTCAAACGCTCGCCAATGGTCAAATTGGAGTTACCAATATCACCGGCTTGTTTTTCAAAACGATCTGCTTCTGATGCCGCGACACCGGCGGTTGCCAATCTATTGCCCGCAAAAGCTTGCGTGAGATCGGCAGAAATACGTTTAAGATCCGTATCAGCCCGCGCAGCCGCGCTGTCTCTACCAAACTTACGAGATATATCTGTGCCTGTAGCGTTAAGAATACCGCTAGATGCGCGGCCTAACGTAGGCTCAATAAGATCCACGCCTGTGTCGGGATTATACGCGCCAGAGGTAAGAATCTGTTGCATCACATCCTGACGACCACGTTCAGGAGATCCTAGTGGAGCGGCAGAACGAATACCAAGCATACCTGCGTTTTGAGGCGCGCCTGGGGGCGCATTCATATCTACGCGAAGCCCTTGCTTTGGCTGGCCTGGTGCAGGTGGAGGAACAGGCATTCCTGTTGTAACAGGACGTTGGCCTGGTTGCGCTGGGTAAGCTAACCAAGAGTTCCCGCTCTCGTCGCTTTGCAGAACTGCGCCAGGGGCGGCTGGATAAGGTTGAGTCTGAATACGCCCGCCCGTAGCAAGTCCTTCAGTACCAAGAACAGCTTTACCACCTTTTTCAGGTGCGTATTTAGGTATAGCAACTTTTTCTTTAAGTCCTGTTGCAGGATTAACGCGGTCTACATATTCGTATTGACCTTCTCTTTCAAAACGACGCTTTTGTTCTTCTTCGGCTTGTTTACGAAGTGAATCAGCGGTGTTAAGAAATTTAGAAATTTGTTTTTGATTATACGTCTCACCTAAATGACTTCCAATTGTAGAATCGTATTTATTTACTTCTTCTTTTAGATCGGCATAGTTATCTGCGTCCATTCTAGACATTATGTCTTGAGCGGCTCCAGTTCTTTTAATTATTAAATCTAACCCCGCAGCATCAGCTTCAGCTAATGCTTTTTTACCTAATCGTTGTTCTTTGACGCCTTGAAATTGTTTTTCAGCAATTTCATATGGCAATAGTTTTTCTTTAGCGGCCAACATACCGCGCTGATATTCAGCCGATGCCCTATGCATTCTAGCTTGTTCTTGAGCGCTCATAACGCTCAAAGACTCTGGGAGATACCCAGATCTAGCAAGCGCATTAATAGTTTCAGGTGAATTAATATCCGCACCGCCTAATAAACTAACCAATTGATTCTGACGCTCTAATTCGCGCTGTTGAACCTGTTGCTGTTGAGCGCGAGCGCCCATCATCTGGTATTGCGCCAGCATATTTGCAAAATCAGGAGCTGCGGTAGCCTGTGCGCCGCGAGCGGCTATTGTGTAATCAACTGGCATTTATGTCGTCCTAATAATTTAATTCATACCCGCCATTTGGCCCAAGATAATTCGCCGCTGTCGCACCGCCCGCAGGAGCATAAGTGTTTTGCGGATACATACGGCCCATCATACTATACGCCAGCGCATTACCCACACCGCTGTTTAATGCATTACCAAGAGCCGTAGCGCCGCCGACATACCCAGAAGCTCTAGCCTGTCCGACATTCTCCATCGCCTGCCCGTATGGGTTAGCTGATGTAAGCGCCGCCATCGTGGGGATCGCGCCTGTGTATGCGCCTGCAACGGTCGAACCAGCGTTAGACGCCATCGTGCCGAGGTTAGAGCCAAGATTAAACTGGTTGCCCGCTAGAGCGTTACCCATGCTACCGGCGAGTTGTGACGCCGTTCCCGCAGCGTTTGCGCCCGTGCCTGCAAGATTCTGAAGACCTTGTGTCGCCGCTGCGCGGTTAGCCATAAAGCGGTTATAGGCGTTAGTGTATTCTTGACTGCCAGCCTCTTGGCCGTAGCGCGTAGCCGCTTTTAACGCTCCGCCAGATCCAGCTAAACCGCCAGCTCTCGCAGCGTTAGTCATCGCTTGCTGGCCTTGCTGGAACCTGAACGCATAGCCAGGATCCATCTGAAGCTGTTCATAGGTAGGCTGTTGCGTATACGCGCCACCTTGACCAAAAAGCTGCGCGAGCTGATTTGTAGCTCCAGCGCCTGCGCCCATGTATGGCTCTTGGAAGCCTACGCCTTGACCGTAGAACTCACGCGCCGTCTCTGCGCCTGTGCGACCTTGAGCTAATAGATCCTCACGACCCTTGCCATAAAACTCACGCCCAGCCGCAGCGCCTTGTTCCGCCATACGCCGAGCTTCGTCGCGCGCTTGTTGCTGCGCTATTAGCCCAAGCATACCCGATTGCTGCGCCGCATTAGCTTGCGTGTTCGCAGCGTTTTTAGAGCCTAGATAGCTTAGACCGCCTGATAAAGCGGAGCCACCTAAAAGGGCTAGTGTGAACGGTTCCATAATGCCTCACTATAATACTAGGTCTTGATGATGTATAGCACGCCATAGTTCTTTGGCTTTGTTTCCGTGCCGCCGGTCGTGGACGTGTCGACTGTAATGCCAGTGGTATTTGATCCAGTGTTGTTTGTTGCAGTTTTAAATTGTGAGCCGCCAGCTATGCCTGATGGGTTTGCTTCGGTAAATGAATATGTATGTGTATGACCTGGATCTGTGATAGCGTGGCTGTGATTTAGATATGTATCCGCAGCATAAGCGCCGACTGACGGGCCTACCGCGCCACTAGACGATCCAGTTGCGTTAGTGCCTGTGCCACGAACAAACATACCGCGAAGATCTGGCAATCTAAAATTACCTGCGCCCTCGCCGCCTATGTCCCAAGTAGTTCCAATAGCTGCAAAAAGCGTCGCGTATGTGGTCTGTGATACCGCTTGACCTTCACAAGCCAACCAACTTGTAGGCGCTGCGGTTCCGGCGTAAGGCATAATACACCCCGCCGGAAGAACTTGATCGACATAAGATTTAGTCGCTGCCTGAAGCGCTGTCGTAGGCAAAGTAGGTAATACAATTGGCACAGTTGACGTGGCGTCAGTCGCATTGATCGTCAGCCGTGTGGCTGAGTTTGTCTTGACCGTAAAGTTACGCGCGTCACTAGCCGCAAAAATAGAATCAGTAGCGTCAGCCGATATGATCGTTCGCGCCGTGCCGCCAGACGTTGAAATCTGAATAGCGCCGCCAGCCACGTCGATAGCATTAGCAGGTGTTGCGGTGCCGATACCGACCTGACCTGACGTGTCAACGACGAAAGGTGAAGAGTCAGGATCGGCAGAGTCTTGCACGCGAATAGCTGCGCCTGCGCCCGTCTGAGTAACGAGCAATGCAGGGCCAGAAGTGTTAGCCGAGATCGTGACGTTACTCGAGAAGACTGGCGACAGAGCCGTCGAAGGCGCGGCGATATTATCAACCGTCCAGATCTCAGTGCCATTAGAGTCAGTTAGCTTGAACTTATAGTTGGCCGATGACAGCCAGATATTAGCTTCGCCGCGAGAGTCGAGAACAACCGGATTACTGTTAGCCGTCGCTGCGGTCGAGTCCGTATAGGTCGCCTGCGGCGTGGTCGTGCCAGCTTCGTATGTATAAAGAAAGCCGCCAGCAAGCGGTATGCCTGCGGCGTCAATAAACTGAGCTTTGGCTGTGGGAGTTACAACGGCCATTTATACACCTACACAACTTGTTACGGTCAGGATGACCGATGGAATAGCGGGAACTGGACTAGACGCGGCAACATACGGAATTGAGACGTTAATATTGCTCGTTGAATATATTAACTCAAAATAATCACCCGTCTGAAGGTTTAGCACAAAATTCCATGCGGCGACAATCGCGTCGTTAGATCCGCCCGTTAAAGTCACTTCTGTCGCCGAATCATCTACATTGACGCCATTTATTCGAGGCCAGATATAAACGCGCTTAGTGTTGCCTGCGGTATTATGGAGTTGCGCTGAAAACTGAAAATTATATGTGGCTGTATTGTCTACATAAATACGCGAAGTATTAGTGGAATCAACGTAAACGCCATAAACTAGATCAGACCCATCCGCGCGGGTGTAAGTGTTATTATACGTAATTGCGTATGCTGTGTTGATTACCGCAGGAACAAAAGTTGTCGTGCTATAAAACGACCCGTATCGTCGCCCAGCTTCAAGAGCTTTATAAGTATTAAAGAACCAACGATACCAAGGTCGATTAACAAACCCCGTAGAATCGTCATTCATTTTGACGCGGGCCGCAGGGATCTGCGTGTTATTGTCAATATAATTAGGCATTGGTCGGACTCGCGTGCAACTCAGCGCCCATAATCGCTATTTGCACAGGATCCGTGCCGGAGATCTCATAAACTCTATCGCGGAGCTTCAGCGTCATACCAAGCCGACGCCAGATCGTGCGGTATCCTGTCTGGCCGATCTGACCCATAGACTTCCAGTGTTCATTCGACCAAGTATGCCCGCCATCGTCAGACCATCGCAACATGACCTGCGGATCAGCGCCAATGGTGATGTTGTATTGAGCGTAGTCGCGTATCAGTAAGGGAGATCCAGCGCGGTCAAGAATAAAATCGTGTGCGCGATCATAAATATAAATAATATCATTGACTTCCGCCTGACTATACCCTGAAAGACCTACACCTGCTTGACAATCAAGTTGAAGACTATGCTGCGTTGAACGGTTTAGATTGTTCTCGCCGGTAGGCAGAGCGCGCCATGAGCGTAGCCATTTTTGCGTTGTGCCAGCTTCAGAATATACAGTCGGGTCATAGGCAAAGATCTCGCCTGTGCGGTAGTCGCCGATGACGATTTCATTGTTAAAGTTCATCTGACAGTTACCGCGAGTGCGGGTAAAACTATTGTTTTCCCACCCAGCGCGCTCATGCCATGCGCCGGTCGCCACGTCATAGACCCATGTTGTGTCGGCGTTCGGAAAATTCAGAACGTAAAAGCTATGGCCGTCCTGTTGGTATGTATATCCGACAGCATCCGAAAGCGTAGCGTATTGCTGGATCTGCCATTCAACGGCGTGAGTCGAGACGCGCTCGCCGGAATAACCTTTAGAGCGGTAGACGATACCATTACCGCGCGCGTCAGCGCCGAGCCAGAACAAGCCATTGTCGAGCTTGGCGACTGAGTAGGCCGCAAGACAACCGATTTCGTTAAACGCGCCTTGGATGCGCGCCATAGGAAAGTCAGGCAGACCCGCGTCATACCAGACTTCAACGGAGTTTTGCCCGAACAGCCAGATTTCGCGGTGATCGACGATCAGCGTGACAAGGTTATCTGGCGAACCTTCCGCGCTGGCAAAGTAGAGTGGATCGACTGTTGTAGCTGTAGAATCCAAAACCCAAAAAATTTGAGTGTCTGGTTGGTTATACACAAACCAACCGTCAAGAAAGCCACAGCCGACAGCGCCTGCAAAGGGCGATGTTAGTGTCGTTAGGAAAGGCGTAAACGTCAGCGTGGTGCCGGTATTGGTAGCAGTAGCCGCTGCCGATATGATAGCAAAAGGTGAAAATGTTAGTGTGACGCCAGTATTGGTGGCGGTAGCAGCCGCAGATAGCACAAACGTCGTGGTATTAGTTATGCTGGCAACTTTTGCGCCTGTGGGTATGCCGGTGCCTGACACAGGCTGACCAACATGAATATTAGTTGTGCTACCGCCCGATACGGTCGTGCTTGCGTTAGTCGTATTAAACGTAGCTGTAGTTGTATCATAAACTACACTAGAGACGGTCGTGCTTATGGGGATACCTGTGCCTGACACAGGCTGATTAGGATAAACGTAGGTTACATCCCCGTTCCATATAGTCGTGCTTGCGTTCGTCGTATTAAAAGGTAGTTCTTTATATGTGCTATTGTAAATATATCCGTTTGCGCCTGCGGCGATAAACATCTGCCGACCGTTGTCGGTCATCGTTACTATGTCAGTCCCTGCCGCAATAGTGCCAAGCGTTGTATAATTCCAATCAGAATCAATACGGTAAAGCGTCGTGGCCGATACAACATAGCCATAAGCTGTTGTAGCTGATTCGCCAGGAGCTGGATCTATGGTGTCGCTTGTGAACGTCCACAACCCACGAACCGGCCCTGCGCCTAACGTCTGAAGAAACCGCAGCCCAGGCGCTCGTTGAAGCCAAGCGGCCTGTTTACCGCCTTCTGGTATCACTTCAGGATAAAGATTAATCATTCTGTTATCCGCAGCGTTAGGGCTGCGGGTAACATAACTAGAGCCGAGGATGGGCGTAGCGACCATCAGTAATTGCCCGCGTAAATATTAAAGCGCTGACGATTTCCAACAATGCTGTAAGGCAGAGCCATGATGTCGTCAGGGTTATTGATGCGCTTCAGGTTGCGCTTGCTATACATAGCGATACGGCTAACCGTCGGCGATGGTTCAATACCAAACTCAGGCGCTAACTCACAGGCTAGATTGTAACGGAAAGCGCGCAGGTATCCTGGAGGGAAAAGGATCGTCGTCGCCAGCGTCGCAGGCTGCGTGAGCTTTTCGACCGAAATGAAATGCCATTCCAAGAGCCGCAACGGCACTGGATAGATGACCATCTCGATATTTGGATAGGTCATGTTGGTGAACATGACCTGTGGATAAGTAGACGTTACCGTTTTAACGGCGATGCCATTATATTGCTGTTGATTGACGAACTTGATCCCGTAAGACACGTTGGTCTGTGGATCGCGGAAGTATGTGGAGTCGTCCAGCAACACGGGGCGCTCGCCCACAAAGTCGCCGGTCGGGCCTAATGATCGTTCGCGCTCGCCTGACGGCCAGTTAAACACTTGATCCTGAGTTGAGAACACCGACAGTCGTTCGGTGTCCCAACTATCAATCATTTGCCGTAATGCTAAAAGCGCGTCATTCGCTGTCTCTGACGAGGGCGTTTCGCCTTCGGCTAACATTCCTAGGAGCCTCAACGCGCCCACTATCTGGTCGTAGCAACTGTATGTCGTCATCTGGGTCGAACCTTATCCAGCCGTTCTCTTCGTCGGCTTCGGCCTCTAGGTCGAGACACGCCACTTTAACCCCATGTTCGGGGTGTTTCAAATAAATAACAGCCATGTGTTACTTTCTATAAAAATACAGCGGCCCATAGGCCGCTATATGTATTAAGAAGCAAGCAGCGGAACCGAATACCAAGTCGTTGCATCGTAAGCGATGAGCAACGAAGAAGTATTGGCCGCAAGCACATAGTTGGAATCAACCGCAATAGCGTTGATGCCGTCGCCCGTAGTAGGCCATACTTTCAAAACAGCGTTAGCGCCATTTTTAATGATGACCGTGCGCCCTGCGATAGCCGCTGGAAGTTTAACGCCTTTAGTAGCGTCAGCCGCTGACACAAGCGTAAGCCCGTCTGATATTTGTGCTGCGTTGGCTTGTGTTGAGCCAGTCGCAGCTACTGTAGCTGTCCTTAAATAAAGACCGCCAGTCGTGGTTATGTCGCTTGCGCTGACCGACGTGGCGCTAACTGATGTAGCACTAGAAATGGTGCCGCCACTGATCGTTGCGCCCGTAATGGTTGTGCCAGCTACGAGTTCAGGATCAGAAAAAGCAACACCAACTGGTTTGGTGTTTGGCATGAAATTGTCCTCTAAAGAGAGAAGAGTGGGCTTGCGCCCACCCTAGTTATGCGATCTGATACAGCGCCCAAGTGGTAGCACTGGCCTTACGAGCGCGATAGCGCTGTGTAGTTCCAGCAACAGCCGCAATGGTCATCAGACCCTGACTACCAGAGGTGCCGATTGACCAGCCCGTGTTGGTCGTCACAGTAATGACGCCAGAGCTAGAACCATCGACGTTGATGATCGAAAAGTCGAAGGTTGCGCCAACCTTAACGACCGCTATGAGTTCGGCTTCAAGATTAGCAACAGTCGGAAGCGTGTAAGCTGCCGCTGAAGCGCCTGGGCTGCCAAGGATCAAGCCGCCGACGACCTGTGCAGCCGTAAGCGTAGCCGCGCCAGCGGGAATAGCCGCAGGGGTTGGCGTGTTGATGAAATTGGTGCCGGACAGATTACCGTCACCTACCTGGTAGCCACCTTCGCCGTTAGGTAAAGAGCCGTAAGGGCCAAACGTCTCAAGCGGATAAGCCGCATTTGCAGTAGTTGTCATGGGTTAAACTCCAAAAAGATAGGAAAGGATGGCTCCGTAGAGCCATCGCTTATTAGCCCCAAAGGCGAACGGCCATCTGCGGACGAATCACGCTGTAGCCATAGAGCACGTCAATACGGCAAGGCAGACGGTCGTTGTTGATGTCATACTGACGAACAACGCGGAGCGAAATGCCATTGTGGACTTGACGGCTTGCCATATCGACACCCTGCGGAAGCAAGAGATCGGCGGTAGCGAAGCTGATCGCGTCACGGTGATAGATCAAGTTCTGTGGATACTGCGTTGAGGCAGCGCCGAGGAACGTGACAGCCGCGCCGGAAACCGGCAGAGCGTCAACCGTAGCGAGAGCCTGACCAGCCGAATACATCGCAGGAACAGTGACCGAAGCCGTCGTTGACGCCGTAACGTCAGCAAGAGCAACGAACTGATAGAGCGAGCCGGTTGACTCACGGGTCTGCGGGTTGACAGCGAAGACGCTACCGATGGTGAACACGTCGCCAGCTTTAACAACCGTCGAGCCAAGGCCAGTCAGAACAACGGTGGTCGAACCTTCAGCCGTGACCGTCGCATTGACTGTAACAGTGCCTGTGCGCGAGCCAGTCGTGAACTGCTTGATTGACTGAGACATGTTCAGCTCATCATAGCCAAGGATGCCTTCACCAAACATGCCGTTCTTGAACTGCTTGCTGATAGCGGACACAGGGTTAAACAAGCCCTTCATGCCTTCGATCAACGCAGCGTTAGCGGCTGGATTGACGGTAGCATAACGAGGCTGCATGACAGCGGCGTTCTCGTTGAGCTTTTGCTGCGCTTGCAGCAATACCAAGGAGGTAGCAGGCGTGGTGCCTGGGGTGCCGACTGAGTTGCCGATGTATTTGAAGCTGTTTGCAACGTCTGCGTCGATAGAAGACGCAAGCTGCGAAATACGAGGCTTCAGAACACGTTCAGCGAAGTCGTCCAACTGCATGGTCAATTCGGCAGTTGTGAAGTTCACGCCGATGTGCTTCTGGCTGGTGACAGCGAGCGTGGTGTATTGCTCGTTGTCGTCCTGAACCTGAAGGGCAGCGCCGTCCGTAACCAGTGCGCGGTCAGGAAGACGGATGCGGAGGGTCGAGCCGATCTTAGCGCCTTCTACAGCGAAAGAGTCGTCATATTGGCGGTTGACAGTACGCGTCAAGACTAAGGAGTTTTCGAGGATCTCCAAAGCCTTCCTCGTTATCATGTCGATAGTGAGAATTGAGTTTGACATAACCTAATTACCTACGGTGTTGCGCTTCCCACTTCTTGATCTGTCGCAACCGTTCGGCTTCAATCCATTCTGACGTTGACATCGACTTTGTTGCCCGTGGGTCAGTCGTATCATATCTAGGGCCGGAGCTTGACCGAGTAGCCGTGACGGGAGCAAGAGGAGCTGGCGCAGTTGAAGTGCGTTTTGTCGGCGGATCAGCGGCCAGTTTGGCCTCAAGTCTACCGATCTCCTTTGCCTGCAAAATCGGCGGCAAATTGGCGATCCGTTGAGCCTCTTTCGGATTGGAGCCTAAGTGATAAATCACTTCGGGGCCAATGTCTGAAGCCTGGATGGCTTGAGCCATATAGTCCGTTACGGGGAGGTTCGGATTATACGCGACTTGTTCAAAGTCATCGTATCTATCGCGGGCTTCCTCTTCACGATCTCTATATGTATCAAGCAGAGCTGCCTGTTGTTTTGCGGACTCTCGTTGTGCCAGAAGCTCTTGAGCTTTTTGCTCCGCCAATGCTTCCGCATAGGCATGAGCGTTCTCAAAGTCATCTGGCGCTGGGGGAGGTGCAACTGGCTTTCTAGCCTGTTGTTCCGCAATCCTTTCAGCGAACTCTCGTTCCAATTTACGTCGTTGTCTTTTCAGGCGCGTCTCAACTACATCTTCTACTTGTTTTTCAGTAAAAGTCTTAAGTTGAGCTTGTTCCTCCGGCGATATTTCCACAGATTCAGGAGCTGCCGTGGCTTCCTGTTCTGGCCCGGTGCTGATCTCCGTTACAGCCTGTTCTTCGTCGCTCAAGGCAACTTCCTTTCTGCCTAGCTATCCGGCTAGTCGGTAACGTGTAGTATTACTCTTTAGGCGTCTGATCGTCAACGGCCTGTTTTTGTATCTCCGCAATCAATTCAACTACTTCAATGTAAGGCCGTTGGCCCAAGACGTTGAGGATGTGAGTCCATTGTTGCGTTGTAAGTTCAATCTTCATCATACTTCCAGACTGTTTGCGTCGATAAACATTTGATCGACTTGTGCGTCCGTCAAATTAAGTGTTGCGGCCAAAGATGCAATAGACTTAGAGTTTCTGTCGGCAAAATTTCCATATTCCCAAACATTTTTAAGCGCATTATCAGTTGACGCCGTGATAGCTGCTTGAGCTTGGTCAAATAAATTGTCATTTTGGAGCACAGTTCTGACCGCCCACATAGGCACTTGTTGAGGTATTGGCGTTGCAGGTTGATCCATCATCCAGGGGATAAGTTTAACACCGTCATAATCAATATCTATCTCAGGAGAGTAAACTACAGCCCCATTCGGACAATAGATAGGGTTAGGCACACCGGGGCATTGCCCCCATATGCCGCCCCATTCTTGAATAATTGCGCCTGTTTCATCGACAAGCTGATAACCTACTTGTTCCATTTTTACATTCCCAACATAGGTATGTTTAATAAAATTGAGGGAGGGCTATATTGAACAACAATCAAACCTTGTTTTCCTGAACCCACATTACCATTAGCGCCTAATCCAACACCTGGCCCACCACCACCCGCGCCGTAGTCTCCTCCTGCACCGCCATTTCCTAGCCCCACCGAATTTTTACCTGACCCACCACCACCACCGCCGCCAGTTCCATGTGTTGTGTCATATTCTTGCCCCGCACCGCCTGCACCACCATTTGCCACATTAACGCCATCGCCGGTAGCCGCGCCGCCGCCGCCGCCAGAACTAGAACTACTTGCACTACCATTGGTAGGAGGCATTCCTGCCGAACCGCCAGTTCCTGCTACCGTGCCCGATGTATTTGCGCCTAATCCGCCTGCGCTGGCTGGTGCGCCGTTTGTGCCGCCGCCGCCTCCACCGCCGGAACCACCCGAAACGTCAGAGTTATTGCCATTTCCGCCTGAACCACCATTACCATTTGGGCCACCTGACCCACCACCGCCAGGGCCACCATTAGACGCTGATCCAAAATTACCCCCCGCACCGCCAGAATATTTAGTATTTCCCGTCCCTGTTGCGTATCCAGACGCAGACGCGCCGCCCGCACCGCCAGTCCCTGACGTCGGCGTTGCGCCGCCTTTAGCACCGCAGGCCTGCCCAGAAGAAGGAAAAGAAGCCGAGTTGAAATAAGTATCACCTGCAACGCCACCAACTGTATAGCTAACCGATGCGCCCGCTGTTAATGAAAGATTTACTGATTTGGAAAACCCGCCGCCGCCGCCGCCGCCACTATAGGTTCCATTACTCGCACCGTTTCCGCCGCCGCCTACACAAGCGACAAAATTACTCGCGGTGAAGTTATTAGGTATGGTGTCTGATCCTGACGCAGTGAAATAATATGGTGCGTTATTTATCGGCCCCCAGAATAAATATTCACCTTCCGATATAAAAGGAGGTAAGTATTTATGGTGCGGAAAGTCTTCAGGGGCAATCCATTCTTGTTGCGAATCAACATTAGTGCTTAAAAATACGCATACATCAAAGCGATACGCCAAATCTTTAGGTAAATCTTCGTGCCATTGTGGGGAGCATAAGCCCCATAAATGCTTTTCATGTCGGATACTGCCGGTTGCTATCGCATGAAGCACAGCGTCCGCGTCGTCACGATCATCAAACCAAAATTTATAAAACGATGTTTTATTGACCGCAATCAGACAAAACCTAGTTACATTTTCATTTCCTAAATGATCTTTCGCTTGCGCCCGTGAAGGCACAACCCATTTTGACCTATGGACTGGAAGTAAAAATTTACTGCGCGGAATATTTTTATCCGGCAAAATAATCATTGCAGCGCCTTAATAACATATGTTGAGGTGCTGTTAATACGCAGCACAGAAACTATAAATTTATTTCCGTTAGTTGTTGTTAATGGATCGCCAGTATTTCCAGAAGCAACGGTAAATCCTGTAAAAGTTGTTGCGCCAGCCGATGCGCCATTCGTTACAAGAATATCAACTGCACAATCGGAAGCAGGATTTGTAATTGTGTATGCGCCATTGTTGGTCACATACTGATAGTTTCCATTAGCTGGCGTTACAGTAAAGCTGCCTGTTGATATGCTGGCAGGTGTTACGGTGTATCCTATTGTGATTGTGTTGGTTGTATTGGTCGTAAGAACTGCCCCTGCCGAACCAACATTGATACCAAGAGCAGTAAGAACACCTGTGCCTGTCGTTGTCGTAGATGGGCCAGTGCCTGACCCGCCGCCGATCACAAGAGCATTAGCCGTAAGAGCTGCCGCTGGAGCTAATAAACCGCCTGCCGTATTAACAGCATTGCCGATAGCCGTAACAACGCCAGAACCAGTGGTCGTTGTAGATGGGCCGGTGCCAGATCCGCCACCAATAACAATCGCACTGGCTGTAAGAGCCGCAGCCGGAGCTAACAGACCGCCCGCTGTGTTGACTGCATTGCCGATAGCCGTAACAACGCCAGAACCAGTGGTCGTTGTAGATGGGCCGGTGCCAGATCCGCCGCCAAGGACGATAGAACTAGCCGCTAATGCCGCCGAAGACGCGAGTGTGCCTGTAGCGCTGTAATAGAGAACGCCGCCTGACGTGCCGCTCGTTAATCCAGTGCCGCCATTAGCAACAGCTACGGTGCCGGTAACATTAGACGCGGTGCCAGTCGTGTTTTGGTTAAATGTGGGCCAAGTAAATGTGCCCGTTGAGAAATCACCTGAAGTAGGCGTGCCAAGAGCTGGCGTAATAAGCGTTGGCGATGTAGCAAGAACGACATCACCTGTGCCAGTTACAGCCTTCTCGCCGACTGTGCCTGCGTTATCGTAAAGAACACGACCAGATGTGCCGCCTGTGATCGTCGTCGTATTGATCGTTACGGTGCCGCCGCCTAGCGCCCAAGATGTATTACCAGCGCCGTCCGTGGACAACACATATCCGTTGGTGCCTGGGCCTGTTGGTAGCGTTAATGTCCAAGCGGCGCTATTATTGCCGGAAGCCAGTGATACCGAGTCGGCGCTGGCTGAATTATAGAGCTTTAGCGAACCGCTGGTTGTAGATGCAACACCCAACGAAACAGTCGCGGTGCCATCGAACGTAAACCCAGGCATACCGCCAAACGCACCAGCGTTATTATACTGAACCTGCGTGGTAGACCCGCCAGGTGACCCACCACCGCCACCACCGCCTGCCGCCCATGACAGGATACCGTTCGTGTCGGTCTGAAGGTAATAGCCGTTGACAGGTGCAGCCGCAGGAAAGGTCAGCGTATAATTAGCTGCGGTGGTATTTGAGGATTGCAGCGTAACCGTATTGGCGCTTGTGTTGGATAGAACCAGTGTGCCGCGTGTCGAACTAGCCGTGCCAAGCGTAACCTGAGACGTGAAAGTTGGGCTAGTTGCGAAGACTAGAGGCCCAGATCCCGTCTCATCAGTGACAGCCGCTGCAAGGTTAGCCGATGAAGGCGTGCCGAGCCATGTAGCAATGCCTGTCCCAAGGCCGTCAACGCCTGTGCTAATAGGTAATCCCGTCGCATTTGTCAGAGTCCCTGACGATGGGGTGCCTAATGCACCGCCATTAACAACGAAAGCGCCCGCAGAGCCGACATTTACTGCTAATGCAGTCGCTACGCCTGTTCCAAGACCTGTTAGCCCGCTAGATGGATAGCCTGTGCAGTTTCCTAAATTACCGCTGCTAGGCGTGCCAAGAGCACCATTAAATGTAACAAACGCGCCTGCCGAGCCAACATTGACAGCCAAGGCAGTCAAAACGCCCGTGCCGGTGCCTGTTAAATTCCCGACCGCATAGCCTGTGCAGCTCGATAAAATGCCGCTGCTAGGTGTGCCAAGTGCAGGCGACACCAATGTTGGAGACGCGGCTAGGACGATAGCGCCAGAGCCGGTCGTTGAGTTACCAAGCGCCGTGACTGTGCCGCTGGTTGGGAACGTCAGCGTGGTCGTGCCGGTGAACGTGAAGGTGCTAGAATAAGCGCCAGATGTAACAAAAGTAGAGTTATCCGCCAGCGTGAGCGTTGCGCCGGTCGCTGGAGCCGTCATTGTAATCTTATTGACGCTGCCGTTTAGGACTAAATTACCGCTTTTATCGACGACAAAAGAGGCCGTAGAAGCCCCTGTAACAGTCAAATTCAGTAGGTTTGACGACGCTGACGAACCAGAGTTGGTAACGGCTAATTTAATGCCGTTCCACGTAGTTGCAGCATCATTCCATGTGTCGCTAAGATTATAAATAAAGGCCATTTAGGTCACTCGTAGAAGATCGTCACATTCGGATTTGTGCCGCCGAGAACGACATAAAGACCCTTGCTTAAAGTGACACCTTCAGGCGCAAACAGATAATTGTTTGGAACTGCGCTAGTAAAAGTGGATACAACAACAGGATCTGAGGTCGAAGCCGTAGCCGAGTCATAGATTGCGATGGTCGGTGTCGTGCCGCTAGAGACGAAAACGCCCTTTACCTTGGCAAGTCCTATTTTAACTTGCGAAGTGGCGGTAAGATTTAGAGCATATGCCATTATGAACCTCAGGCTAGGAATTTGAGCTTGTATAATGTCTTCAAATAAAGACCAACTATTTCGTCGATAATGTTCTGAATAGCCGTATCATCTTTCTCGCAGACCTTGTAGCGCAAATCCTCGACATCTTTCATTGAATCTTCGAGAAATTCAACAACATTGGTCGTTTTCTTCGCTGAGTGTAGCGTAATCGGGCCGATCAGTCCATGACGCCCTTGGTAGGCTTCGGCTAAATCGTCTGCTAAACCGATAACTTTGCTGTAAAACCCGCCTAAAGCCTTATGTTTTGCATAAGAACGGGTGTTTAAATGCACGCTATGAGTCACATCGCGGGCTAAAAAAAGGTGTCCTATTAGATCCGCGCAGCTCATTATTCTAATCCTGGTAATTGTGGTTGATCGCGCAACGGTGCGCTACCTGGCACTAGATCGCCTGTGTCCAGCGCCGCAGCAACTGTCCCCATTACGATATCTTGGATCTGTTCAGGCGTCATGTTAGCCGCTGTCGCTTGTATCCGCTTCGTCTCTGCGTCATACGCCTTGATCTGCGTATTTTGCTCGTCAATCGCCAGTTTCTGCATATCGTAGGACTGTTGCAGTTGCTGGACCAGCGCCGCAGTCTGCTCCATCTGGTTCGCCATGTCGTTCATCTGAGCGCGCATCATCTGCGCTTCTGGCGAATCATCAGTATTATCCAGAACCTTCGGATCGAGCGTCTTGGAGAATCTCGCCGCCATTTCCTGCGCTCCAGGCCAGTCCATGTTCTTAATGAATAGATCACCCGCGACAGCCCAAAGTTGTGGGTTGGTCTGCAAGATCATCTGCATCGCTTCCATCGCCTCTTGGCGCTTGGTTGCGTAGCTTGGGCCTGTCGTGACTACCACGTCGTAGACGCCGACTGATGGGTTGTAGATCTTTTCAAGATCCAGACCCGTGATCGGATCTTTGATAACGCGCACAGGTTCCGGCTGGTTTGGATTGATCTTCACCATATCCACTTCGCCGTCGAGTCCGACGATGCGTGCGACGCGCTCAGTATCATAGATCTTAGGGATCAGATCAACGAGTTGTCTTGTCGTATATCGAACCGCTCGCGCCAGATTGTCCACATAGTGGTATGTGGATGTATCGCCTTGGTTTTGCCGAGCCAGAATCGCACGACCCGTCCTCTCATTACTGGTCGCACCAATGGAGCTGTCATACTGACCCGTGGTCGATTTAATATCTTCCCCAGCGCCCATTTTGGCCTGGATAAGGCCGGTTTGCGCCATAGGTGGCTGCGCGCGTTCAGGTAATGGCAGAGGAGATCCTGCACCATCGGTGACGTCTGGGTTGACTTCGAGGTAGGGCCAGTTGTTCGTGTTGGCCGTTTTCCAGTTTGTTTCGTATCCTTCAAACTGTCCCCCATATCCGATAAACGGTGCTTTCGGAGCCAGCGCCAGCATCTCTGCCTCTTGGCTGACCCAATAGTTATACATGCGCTGCGCGTCTTTGGCGTTTCGCACCAAACCGCTAATGTATAACTGACCGTCTACCTCAAATTCATTGCCTACGACGCGGACGATAGGAATCCATTTACCCGCCCAGTCGCGTTCCTCTAAGACTTCAAAGCCGTTTGTCTTCAGCCACTTGACCTGTCTGTGCTCGCTTGTGCGCGAACGCAGAGGTTTTCCATATAATAACTTGAGCTGCTTATCTTGCGGCGAACCATTAAACGCCGTGATATTGTCAGGGTATAAATTTAAAGTGCGCTTTTCATGTTCTATGTAGAAATACTCAGCGATACGGACGGTTTCTTGACTCATCCACATGCTAAGTGACTGATCGCCGACGCCTTGCGACATCATTACGCTAATAGGTAATGCGTCTGGGTACAGGCGCTCATATTCTTCTTTAGGAATGTCTTCTGTAATGAAGCACCATTCCGCGTCAGATCCGCATGGGTCATGGATCATTGGATCCATATAGACGCTAAAGCTGTTGCGAACGCGCCCGATCCTCAGGTCTTGGTCAAACGAGTCTTCGCGGCAATATTCCGTAAGGATTCGGATATAGCCTTCGCCGTAGGTAACTTGATTGTCGCAGGCTGTATCATATGCAACGTCCGCGTCGGAAAGGTATTCGATGTGTCTAACGATACCTTGAAAGACTTCTGCGACCGCGACGTCGGCCTTATCGTCCGCTGGGATGACTTTGCCGGAGGGGCGGTTCTGTCGTTGTTCATTGGTTACTAACCTGACATGCTGTGGCAGCTTGTTAATCGTCAGGCATGGCCGCGCGTTGATCGTCTGGCCCTGCACCGCGCCTCTGGTCGCCAAGACGTCGGCAGGCCATTGCCAAGCATTATCTGGAGAACCTGCCATAAAACGCAAGTCGTCCAGTTCATCTTCTCTAGAGTCGGAATAGGCTGCGCTCGCCACCGTAAAGCGGTGACGCATCGTCGCCAGACGGTCGCCGTCTGGGTTGTCGGATACTTGGCCTGCGCCTTCTACATCACTTGCAGCCACTAGATTTACCTTTTTTTACAAACATAATCATCAATTTACGCCCATGTATTGTCGAAGTTTTTGGACATACTCAAGTTGTTCAGCTGTGGGTTTTAACGCAGAAGGATCCCCAGATAAAATACGTGCAGCTAATGTTGATAATCTATCTACAGGGTTTTTACTATATTTAGCAAAAGCGGCTTCTTGTTCTGGAGTCATAGAAAACCGAGGGGCTTCAATAAGTCCTTTTCGCATGTGCACGCGCGCAGCTTCATTTAGCATTATTGCTTCGCGTTCTTTTGCACTTAAATTACTATATGGGTTTATAATTATTTTATCATCTTCCGCTGCCATACCTGCTACATGAGGGTTGTTTTTAAAATATTTGTCTTCTCCAGCGTATAAATCCTTTCGCACGCCTATTCCATAAACACCTTTGGGAAACCCTGCGGCTGCGCCTCCAGGCATGTTAGCACCCTTTTTTAGCTGGTTTGTTCTTAGCCGTGCGCTTCGTATCATACGCAATCGCAAGGGCTTGCTTCATAGGCTTGCCAGCTTTGACTTCAGCTTTAAGGTTCTTCCGAAAGGCGTTCTTTGACTTAACTAGCATTATTTCTTCCTCGCGGATTGTTTAAACGCCTTGGCCGTAGGTGCGCCTTTAGCGCCGACCTTACGCATCTTCTCGCCCGATCCGGCTGCGATGCGCGCTTTTTTGGCGTGGATGTTGGCGTATAGCCCTGGCTTACTTGCCACAGTTCCACCTCTTTAAACTAGCTTTCGCTCTTTCGGCGTTCTTAGACTTAGCGACTACGCCGCCCATACGCGCACAGAAGCTCGCCTTACGGCCTTTGTCAGCGTCTGTCTTAGGGTTCGGCGCAGGTGCCTTTAACTTGCTGCCCGTCGCCTTGTTGTATTTGGCGCGGCCTTTGGCTGTTAGTCCAGCGCCCGCTTTCGTCGATAGCTTCTCGCCACGACCAACAGATAATGATACCATTAACTCGCCATCCATCCTGAAGAGGCTGCGTTGCCACCATACGCGACGCGCCGTGTGTTGTCTACACGCTGTTCGCGTCTGGCGACAGGAAATGCGAAGGTTATTGCGATGGCGTCCGCCGCATCTGGCGAGGCCAGCCCTCTGCTTTTCATGTCCTTCTTAGACTCTAAGAATATGGTGCCTTTGCTGTCTGGCTTCATCATAGGCCCGATAAGATCTGACTTTAGATACCGATCCTTTGGTATGCTCGCGTCCTTCAGCCAGTCTTTCATTGCGCCCCACATCTCAGCGCGCTTGTTCCCATACATCATGGGCTTCGTGCTCTTATTGCCGAAGTTCACCCCGCGCACCTTGTAGCGCTGTTCCTTCAGCCGATCCACAACGCCCGCGCCCAAGCCGCCTTCGTCGATGACCACAAGGGCTGGCTTATACTCCTCGATTACGTCGATCACGCGGCCCACGACCTCCATCGTGTCGTCGCCCCTGTAGCGCTTGATCGCTAGGATGTCGCGGCCTTGTCTTATGGCGATGACGGTGGCGTCGGCACCAAAGCGTGCCGGATCCACTCCGACCACGATGGGGGCGGACTGGTCGGCGATAGCGGCACGTTCCATTGCCTCGTCAACCAGCGTATTTCCGATGAACTGGTCGTCGCTTGCGTTGGGGAACTGACCGTAGACTTCGACGTGTGCGGCGCTGGAGTCGGGGCCATACTCGTCAATGATTTGCTGGTAGACGGCTTTATCCGTCCCTTCGACAGATCTGGCATCGACAATCTTATTTCGCCAGAAGTCACGCTTGGAGTTAAAACACTCATAAAAGTAACCAGAGTTACGACGGGGGTTGCTGAAGCACAACCAAAAGCGATTAGGGGTATTTTCCGTAAAAAAGCCCGCTGCAACTGACCAGATAGAATCATCAATTCCGCTTGCCTCATCGAATACCAGCATGACACCCGCGAAGTTATGCACACCAGCGTAGGAATCTGGATTTTCCGCACTCCACAACCGCCCTTCTACGCTCCAATAGCGCGTTCCCATCTTCAGATCACGTTCGACCAGTTCAGCGATCCACTTGGCCGGTGTCACTCTAGTAGCGCTGACCTCGAACCAATGGCCATGAATCGCCATACTCAGCCACTTAGTTATCTCAGCCCAGGTGACGCTACGGAGCTGCGCCTCCGAGTTAGCCGACACGATGGTTGTCGAGCCTATCCGTGTGGTCAGCATCCAGATTGTGAGCCAGCTTACCAAGGCGGACTTACCAATACCGCGTCCTGAACTGACGGCCAGTCTTAGCGTCTCAAAGTCTATCTTGCCGTTGTTGGCGTGGATGTGATCGCGCAGTTCAACCAACACCTCACGCTGCCATTTGCGTGGGCCTTCAAAGTGCTCAAGTGGCGTATTCGGCTTCCCCCACGGAAAGGCCAGTCTTACGAAGGCCAGCGGGTCGTTCTTCAGCGCGGGGTTCCACAGCGTCGCCATTAAGCGCTGTTCTTCCTCCGGCGAATATACCGTCGTGTGCATCTATGATCTGCCCTTCGATGACTCGTTGCTGCGCCTCTTGTAGCGCCGCCGTAATAGATATGGTCTGGTTCACTTCTACGCTGACAGCCTGCTTGGCGACCCAGTTGTGGACATGTTTCAGGACATCTAACGCCGCCTTAGTGTCGCCAGCTATCGCCGCCCGACGCAACACGTCAGCCATTTCCATCTCGCCTTCAGCGCGTCCTTTGACTTCCGCATACTCCGCAATCGGGTCGAGCTGAATCAAGCGCCGATACTCAGTCGGCAGCATACCAGCGGCTAACGCCAGCGCGTCGCCCTTTAGACCACGTCTGGCCGCTTCGTATATTTTCTCTAGCCGCGCTTCGGTTGCTCGAACATCACGCGGCTCATGGGGGATGGAACTAAAGCCACCATCTGCATAGAAAGCCATAAAAGGATTTATAGCACACAAAAATAAAAAATAAAAAAGTTTGTGCAACACCTGCGTAGATATTCCCAGGCTGCTCAAGGCCCAGCCCCCCTGTCTACAATCTCCAGTCTACAATTACGTTTACATAAACTAAGTAGACATTTAAGTTTAGGGCAATTAGGGCAATCGCAAATCAAGTCGCAACCGCAACATCAGCAACCAGGGGAATTCCCTGGGGAAGTTTGCATCGTCGGGGCGGCTAGGGCAGATAAACGCCCAATTACCCTAAAATACCGCAACAATTGCCCAATTGGGTATTGTTAGGGCGGTTTATACAACCGCACATAACGCATTGATAACGCCTGCACATCAGCGATTTTAGGGCGGTTAGGGCAATCGTATTCGACGACATCTCCTATAGTAATACAATTACTAATATACCAATTATATAGACTATTATATAAGATCTAAGATTAACTTTTAATGATTACCCTAATTACCCTAAAACAGAACATTAATTAGCAATTACAAAAAGATACGCCGCCCCACACGATTGCTCTATTTCGCCCTATCACTACCCGTTTAGGGCAATCGCCTTCACTATTCATTTACCCTAAAACAACCCCAAATAAAAAAGATCTTTACAAGTTATCCCCACACGTGCTATTTGTAACAAATCAACAGGGGGATGACATGACAACGATGCAGATAATCGAGACAGTAATCTTCACAATCGCCGCAACGCTATTCGTCCCCACGATGGCGCTGGCGGTTCTATATTTCTTCTATGCGTAACAAATCAACAGGAGCTAAGATCATGCAATACGACGTAGAATATACCGATACCTTTGGCGGCGAAGCTAACTATTCATGGGTAAGACGCGCGATATTCGAAGCGCCTGACACGGCAAGCCAAGTCATGTTAGTGCGCCGCGCTAAGAAAGCGCTAGGCCTAACTAATCTAAATGGGGAGACTTCATATCACGGGGACTTTATAGAGTTCCGCCCATATAAGACGTGTTCCGTCGTGTTCATTACTTGGGATATGTAACAAATCAACAGGGGTAAAGTTATGTGGTATTCAACATCAAGCGGACTGATCGAGCTGCAACTGACACAAGAGGACGTTGACGCGGGCTACCACTCAGGATCATGCGACGCATCAATTGCAGAGCTGCGACGCGCGCCACACATCGCCGCGCAATTAGATGCGATTGATCCGGCGCTGTTGCGATCTGAGCTTAAAGAATGGGGCGCTTGGGACGATGAACAGTTAGCCAATCACGATGAAAACCAATCGCGCATACTTTGGTTAGCTTGCGGCGAGCTATTCGACAATATGTAACAAATCAACAGGGGAACAAGACAATGGCTGATATATACGATCAACACAAAGCGGCGTTTTCTAACGTGTCCGCATATGTAATTACTAAAGACGGGGAGCGCGTCGCAACTATCGCGTTTAAATTCCCGCGAGACGGTGCAGGGCGTCTCTATACCTACGTGCACTGGTTAGGCACTGAAATGGCGCGCGGCTTTGCTGGCGGCTATGGCTATGACAAGCGAAGCGCTGCTCTAGCTGATGTTGCGCGCAAACTATACAAGCGCCCCGACTATGAAGAAAACACGCGCAACCATGCCGTGTTATCCTTATCCAATTTTATCTACGCTTTGAATAAGAACGACGGCAAATCTTGGGAGGATAATCTGCGCGATGCGGGCTTTACAGTATTGGGGGCGGTCTAATGTTAGAGCTTGAACTAGAGATTGAAGCAATTGACGCGCTAATAAAACTAATTGACGCGCAGCCCGCGCCTTTGCCGTGGCATCTAATTGACGCGCGCGAGTGCATGAAAGAGGCGCTTGATAATGAGATCGAGCGCCGCGCTGACGATTTCTTTAACGATGGGGAGAATTACAAATGAAATGGACGGATGAGGACGCTGATTTAGCTTCAGCGCAAGGGTGGGGAATATTTTTTAGCTCCGGCGGCGCGGATGGTTGGGAAGGCAATCAGATAGAGAGAATAGATGAGATGGAGTTACTAGCTTCAGATCGAGACGCAATTAATCTTGTAATTCATAACGCTGAAGCAGGATGCCGTCTCGCGCGTAAAGCTATCGCATATATTAAACAAGAAAACGGGAGAGTATATCATGGCTAAATTCACATATTACTTTGATGAGCTAGAGATCATCAAAAACTACGCCGTCATGGTCGCAGGCGAGATTGACGTTGATTACAGCATAGCCAAAGCGGAGCCTGACGTTGGCATATTCGAGCCTTGGATTACTGACGTAGATATTACGTCGATCACGTTAAACAGCAATAAAAAAGACGTGCCAGCGTTAAACCTTAGCCAAGATCACTGGCTTTATAAGCTAATATATGACGCGCTAATTAATAGCGACCACGTGCAGCAATCATGTGAAGAGGACGCCAGCCAAGACAGAGAGGATTTTTAACTATGTTTAAGATGAAAGATTACTATGAATTTTTGCAACTGGTTTACCGGCTGGAAACAGACACGCTCAAACTGATGTTGGAGCATGAGGATGACGAATTTAAACGCTCATTGTTAGCGGGAGAGATAGAGGCGCGATCATGAGATACGAATTTAGATTTGAAGACTTTGACGACCATTGGGTCGAGTTTCATGGGGTCGTTTCATACGACATTGAAATGACTAAAGACGAATGGCCCAAGCCATTTATCACAAATATCAATATAGAAATGTGCAAGGTTCAATTTTATAAAATCCTACCCGATGAAGAAAATCGCATCGGATGGCGCGATGCGTTGCCTGAAGAGATAGAATTTATAAAATCGCACAAAGAATTTATACGTGAGTTAGACCGCCATTGGTCGGAGGATGCGCCATGAAAACAGGCGCACAAAGACAACTCAAAGACCCTAGCGCGCTCACCCCATACGAGCAGCGCATCTGGGAGTTACGCCAGCAAGGGTTAGACAATCATCAGATCGGCGCGGCTATGGAGCAATTACCGGCAAGCGTAGCTTCTCGCATGAAGGCCATAAAAGAGAAATTGGAATTGCAAGATGCGCTACGCATGGTGGGATAAAGAGAAAGATAGCGACGTGTTTATAAAGGACATCATAGCAGAGGTGGCCGATGAGTTTGCGCTGTCCCCGTCGGACATTCTCGAACGTAAGAGAAAGCCTAAATACGTGTCCGCGCGATATAAGGCCATGTGGCGCGCGCGGACAGAAACAAGCGCGAGTTATTTAAAGCTCGCGCGAATATTTAAACGCGATCACACAACCGTTATTCACGGTGTCAGATCTTGGGGGGCTAGGTTAGATGGCAAACAATATAAAAGAGCAAAGCGCACTGACGGTGCTAGTAGCAGTGATAATTGAAATATTGTTGGGGTTAAAATGACGATCTATCAGCTAGTCGATCCAGCCTTACTATACGATGGCCTTGGGATCTGTTATTAATCGGGGACGTGTTGACCTCCCCTAGACTTGGCCCTGCGCCTAACGGCGCGGGGTTTTTTGTCCCCCAAACAAGCGCGGCGCATTGGTCATATAGTTCACGCTAAAGTTAGGTGAGTTAAGTGGCGGCATATAATAGTCCGACGCTTCGCCAGCGCGCATGACGGGGTTATAATAGTCCGCTGATGGGCCTTGGCGGGTGTCAGGTATAGCCAGACCAAACCGCTCCAAATAAGGCATCAGCGCCGCTCTCATGTAATTCTGAGTATCAACCAGATAGCCATAGTTGGGATCTTCTGGTATAGCGCGCTGATATTCGTCAGGCATCTCGCCCCAGTTGATCGCGCGCATGTCGGACTGAAATCGCTTAATTTTGTCGAAGATGCTTTCGTCGGCCAATGCCGCCATAGCGTTCCTGTTAAGAGTGTCCGGCATGACCGATTCCGAATATGAACGCCGCCTCAAAGCCCTTCAGCAAGAGGTCAGTTCAGCCTATCTTAAAGGCTATTCTGAAGCTAGGCAACGATCACAATGGACGATTAGCGCCGCCGTGGACGAAAGCAACCGTCTGAGGCTCGCACTCGAAGCGGCGTTGGTTGAGGTGGACGAAACAACAAAAATAAAAATTCTTGAAACATTGCGAAGAAAATCATAGCCAAACCCTCCAAAGGGTCAGACCATGATCCTACCGTTTGCCATAAATGTCAACGGCATAGCCCCTCTTTGCAGGTGTGATAGACGATTTTAGTCAGCTCACACCCACTTAGGCTTAGACTTAGGCATAGGAACAACATTATCTTCTTTAGGCTTCTCATCATCTTTAGGCTTCTCCTCGAATTTCATTGTGTTTGCTAACATTTCCCTAAGTTTAGGTTTCTTGTGTTTATCTAACATATGCGGCGCGCAGAATATGTGCTTTTTAGTTTGGTGCTCAGGCGTCGCCACAGAGCCGCAGTCAATCCAGCCCGCTTCCTTGAGCGCCTGGAACAGCGCCGCTGGCGGTATCTTCATTTTAGTAGCTGGCGCTTTAGTTGATACAGCTAATTCTTGACAGATCTTATGGAACGGACTGCCAATAACTTCACGATCAAATGGCGGCTCTTTGTTTCTTATCGCGTCTAAGATGTAACTCTCAGCCAGCGACATGCCGCTTTCAATCAGCGATGCTTTATAATCGGTCAGCGGCGGCATCATGCCAGGATTGAACTTAGACACGTCGCGGTCGTGTAACCACTGAGCGATAGCGTTGAAGCCCTCACGCTGATACCATGCCGCCATAGCCGCGCCATCCGACGCGCGCATACGCGGCGCAGTAGACCACACGCAGAACCAGCGGCGGTCGGTTGACTCAAGCGTGATCGGTAGCCGATGATTTGTGAACGCTAGAACGAATAAACGGTTTAGCATGTAATACGGATGCAAGCCCTTACGGTTGATCGAGATCAGATCCGGCGGCGCAGCGATAAGCGGCTTGAGTTGGTTAGCCAGTGCGCGGCGTTCAACGGCCTCGCCTTCCTTTAACTCGTTAAGGACAACGATCTCGCTTTCTAAAAGATAGCCCCACTGATTGTTGATTAGCTCGTTCTTTATCAATCCATAGTTACGATGAAACGGGCCGCATATACTCCAGATAAACGGTGCCCACATAAGATCCTTACCAGCGCCTTCATCGCCGCCGTGTAAGACCGCATGGTTTATTTTAATCTTAGGCTTTTGCAGCTTGAACGCCATCATATCAAAAATGTGTTCACGCTCATTAGTCTCAGGGACAAGCAGTTCGCAATGCTTATGCCAGCGGTCTATACTCGCGGTTGACGAAACGATAGCTGGCCGCGCTTCAAGCCATTTATTGCCATAGACAAGACCATCGCGCGTAATCGTCGCATCCTCGCCCGATGCGTAAGTGATCTCATCGACAATGGCTGCGCCTTCACTTTGTCTGTTTTCATCATAAAAAGTCGCTGCCTCAACTTTACGTCCAGTATGTATCGAGATGCACTTAGTCCCACGGTAGATGGCGTTAAACGAAGGCCGCGACACCTCACGGCGCGTCACCTTATTAAAATAACCATCATCAGTTACAACATAAGCCCACTCATCAAACCAACCCGCGCGAGCTTCTATAACCTCAGTGCGCCGATCTGCATCTTCTTGACGAACTTTAGCGTCGTCTGGAAATATATCGTTAGGTTCGTTATTGGCGCGCATCTTCTGACCAAGCTCTGATATAAGCTCGCTACGCAGCCCTTGCTTTTCAGATGGCCCACCATTGTCAGCAACCCATTTCAAAAAATAATTGCTGTCGATCTTGTCTCTGCAATGCCCATGAAAACAAAAATAAGATCTCGTCGCAGCGTGATAGCGCCCTTCTATGCCTTCGCTGTGTTCTTCATGGTTAGGACAGATAACACTACGCCAGCCTTCATTGTTGATACTCGTTAAGATTAAATTATTATCGTTCAACCATGCGGTAATGTTATCATTACCTGTATCTTTAATCTTTATGGGCCGCCCGCTTGTTGTGTTCGCTTCACCTGGCGTTACGTTAAGCGCGGCGCAGATCTGTTCAAGCGTGAACAAACGGTCTGGATTAAACTCAAGCAGTTTAGCTGCGAAGTTGTTGCGGCCACGCTTTAAATTAACACTACCTGGCATACGGAAATTACGAACTGGATTGTTTGCGCCTTTGTCAGTGTAAAGCGCATCAGCTATGGCGTTGATCGCTGCGCTAAACTCATTCGTTGTCGGTTGATTGTCTGGATCAAAAGCATAGCCCCACTGAATAGACCCTTCAGATGTTTCCATCTTCCAAGTAGGTTCAAGCGGCGGTATGATTAACTGACCATAATCTTTTAGCGATCCTATGTCGTCTAACATCATAACAAGAACGTAATCGCAGTTAGCGGCTGATGCGCTTACTTTACCATCAACGAAACGCTCTTTGATGTAGCAGCCCGTGTTACCATACCAAGAGTCACCTTCTTTGATGCGCGCTTGTTCAGGCAGAAACGCAGGATAAGTAGACTCCGGCGTTCCGTCGGGGAAGTAATGCACTTCACCGTCACGTTTCTTTAATATCTGTTTAGTAAAAAGCGCTGTCTCACCATCGAATGAAAGGCTTTTAAGAAAGTCAACGAAAGTCATTTGTTCCTCGCATGTCGCATACGATCAGCGGCATTTTCATTAATTGTCCCATAACCTACTTCCCGTAACGGTTCATAACGGAAACTTCTATATTTAATGGTAAACCTTCCGCCCATGACGGCGGCGTTTTCATTATTCGTTCTAATGCTTTTTGTGCTTTGTCTGGATTATCTGTTTCAATAACAATTTCATCGTGAACGTGTAGAACAGTATCAAAACCTTCATCATCAAGGCAGCGTAAAGCATGGCGTAAAATATCTGCGGCGGTAGCTTGTGTAATATTTTCACAAGCTAATCCTTTCCATAATCTTGCACGCGGCCATTGTTTAGCGTCGGCGCTAGGCTTAAATGACGCTTTAGCGTATGTTACCTCTTCTTTGACGCTATTAAAATCGGCATACGGATAGCACAGCCTGCGACCCGAAGGGAGAATATACCAAAGGTGTCTATTCTGCCGCAAGTATTTTACGCGCCCCGCTTCAAACTCTGTGTCGTCCTTTCGCATGGCGTTTGTGTAGGCTTCTTGTAACGCAGACCAAAAGTCAGCGGCCCAATCATTAGCCTTGCGCCAACCGACAACCATCTGGTTTGCTTCAGTTTCAGGTAAATCAACGCCGTAGATGCGCCCCATCGCGGCAAACGCGCCGATACCGCCAGCGAATCCGCACGCAAGCTCTTGAACTTTACCGATCTGTCGCTGATCTTTTGTTACTTGATCTTCTGTTATGTTAAATGTTTTAGCCGCATTTACTTTATAAACATCAGCGCCCGTCTCAAATAAATCTAGCTTTGCTTGACCATTATTAGACAACCACGGAGTTATACGGGCTTCGATGGACGACCAGTCTGCTACTACAAATTTTTTATTAGCGGCCGGAATTAACGCAGGGCGTAACATACTCTTAAGCACATCGGTGACGCGCTTACCATGTATAGGCACAATCGGTTTACGACGCACCATATCTTGACGAACCGAGTCGGGTTTGTCCGCACACTTGCGTGTGAAGTTATGCACTTGCGCGCCGTATGATGACGCTCTACCCGTGGCGCTGCCGCCAGCGAATACAAACGCGCCGCGCACACGGTCGTCCTCTCCGGCGAGCTGTTCAAGCCGTTTGAACTTAGCGACTGACGACGCCCACATATCATCGGCGCATTGTATGACCTCAAGGACATCGGGCGGCACTTGGTCAAGGTCGTCCATTGACAACAGCGCGGCCCGCACGCTCTTGTCGATAGACGGCTTGTCGTTCTTGACCGCCAGCGCACGCGCATCTGGCCCTAGCCGCGCTAACACCCACTCGCGCATCTTAGGACTGCGGACAGATGTGATCGCGCCTTTAGTTATATCAACCACGCGCTTTTGAATATCAACAACCTCGATCTCAGAATAGGTCAGCGCAGCCCTGCACAGTTTGACATCTACGCGCACGCCTCTGTCGTTGATTCGCTCGTTGACGTGATAATCAGTTAGCTGTTCTTCGCTCAACGGTTCGATGCGTTGGCTAAAGTCTCGCATAGCACGAACGTCCTGCGCGCAATATCTAATCAAACCTTTCATATCTTCGTCAGTGCCTTTGAACGGCGGCGTGCAGAGCTTCTTAACAAGTGCGCCGCCTTTGTGATCTTTACGCATTGACGCGCCCATAAAGCGCCCGACATCTTCTAACGATCCTGGCATACAGTTAGCGCGTGCCTGTGCAGACGTGCAGTAAAAGCGATCTATCGGCATCGGCATACCAAGCACATGCTCTATGATTAGCCGCTCGAAGGCTGCGTTATGCGCGCATATCTGTTGGTCTGGAGCGTTAGCAAATACCTTACGCATCTCCGACACGTTCGTCGTGACGTTGACGCTTTCATCATTAAACGCAAAGCCCATGCACAGGATCTGCGTCGAAGGATGACGGGCGTAGTTATATACGCCCATCGATTTTAGATCGCACTCGCTCCGCGTTTCAAAATCAAGCCAGATCATTTTTGGAACGCTCTAATAACCGCAACTCTTCGTTATATATTTGCATAACGCGCGTTGTTGATAATTTATGTTTATCGGCTAATGATACAAACGTAGCGCCTAAACGTCTTTCTTCATATATATTTTTAACGCGCTCCGATTGTGGTTTAGCAACATTATTATATTTTTTAACCGCTAGATCTGCACGTAAATCACCGATAATTTGGTTTTGCAGATCTAATTTACTACGCAGGGCATTGATCTCACCCTGCAAATTATCCATAGCCATATCAACTTTTTTAAATGCTTTGGCTATTTGAGCGTCTAGTCTATTTTGGGGCGTCATAGCGCGTTCCAATCGTTTGTCCGTAGCGGTTGCTGTAATACATGCCATACTCATCGCCTACGCCCGCAGCGACCATGCGTCCGTTGCGGTCATAGATGAAGGTCTGTTCGCCATAGTTCATTTCAGTGAAGCGGTTCGTCTCCACTTCCTGAGCTTTCAAAGGCTGTGCGATAAGCGTCAACAATACGGTCGAGAACAAAAAGTATTTCATCTGGCTTCTCATGTTTGTTTGAGTAATCTTTGATTGTGAATAGTAAATCGCCCATCAGTTGCTTTAGTCGCGCTTCACGATCATCACGACGATCTTTACGGTCTTCACGTTCTAAAGCATCTAAATAGTATTCCGAATCTTCCCGTTCGCCGCCGCATAGGCAAGAATATTCCGGCTCGTTACATTTTTTACATTGTGGCATACTTGCGTCGCTCATTGGTTTACCCTCGTTATTTTAGCATCCCATATTACCGATTCCGTAACCTTTGTTGGATCCGTTGCGTCTTGCGTTAGGAACTGTGTTGCGATAGGCCCAACGCCGAGCGCCATCCAATAACGCGCGCCTGTGGCTGGCTTGCCATTCCAGTTCTGCAAGTATGTGAACTGGATCACGTCTTGATAGTAAGCGCCAAGCACATTCATCTGTGATATTTGCTCTTCAAAATGCACGATCTGCACACCGCTGCTTGACGCTGGAGGCCAGCATTTAAAAAAATCAAATTTAGGATAGTTGATATAGTCAGACCCAACGTCCTGAAATTCGCCCCAACCAATTGGCGGATTGAGCACGACCTTCTTATTGTTGGGATAGTCGTCACGCCACTCAGCGACGCCGAAGCCAGGGTTGTATCGGTAGAACCATTTGTTCAACCATGTGCCTGCGCTGTCGTAGTTATTGTAGAGCATACTGTCGCTGCCCTTGTCGTAACTAAAGACAGACGTGAACGACGGCGTGTCCGGCGCTTGATAGTCAAAGCGGCGCAGTTCACCCGATTTGAAGAACGGCCAGTAGGCCGGTATGAAGAGTTTATCCGCCACAGCGCACCTTATCCTTTGCTAGAGCTAGTCTTGTCTGCGCGGCCCTTGGCGTAATGCCAAGAATTACCGCTATGTCTTTAGCCCTGAAGCCTTTACGAAACAGATCATAGACCTGTTGTTCCTTGGGCGTTAGACGTGTTGCATCATTCCAAACTTTACGTTCGGTCATCTTCTTATCTTTCTGTTTAGAAAATAATGGGGCGGCACGGTGTCACGCGAACGCCGCCCCATCACCCAACCTAATACGGCATTATTAGGAAGGGTATTAGCTACGGCGGCGACGCACCGTGCTTGCTGCTTCAGGCATCACGTCTTCACCGGCGCTGCCGTCTAAGCCAATCCATTTAGTGATCTTGAACACAGGAGTGTAAACACGACCATAAACCTTATGTGCGTAGTATTCACTACCAAGTTCTACTAATGGCACAATCGCTTCAGGATCTGAGTCAGATTTATCCGCTACTTGGTGCATAAGCGCTGTTAGGGCGCGCTTACCACCAACCGACGTTGTTGAGAAACGCGCGTTTAACTCTTCATCAGAGCCTTGCACACATTTCACAGCCATGCCCAGTTGGTTTTCCCAACCACGCGCAGCGCCACTAGGAGGTGGCCCAAGATCTACCGAATCAAGATCAACATTTATCGGATACATCTTTTCAGCCAATACTTCGCCTTGGCCCCAAGCAATAAAGCCATGAACAAAGGAGAAAGGATTAACCGCCCATACGCTAGTCTTCTCAATCTCAGTCTGGTCAGCGCCGACAACCCAGTGGCCGGTCTTATCCATCTTAATAATTGCTGCGTTCATAGGCGCAGATTCGGATTTAACCGAACGCAACACCTGTGAAAGATTAGCTATTACGTTATGTTCAACATTAAACTTTACTAGATCAGACATTACTTCACCTGTAGTTTAAGTGTGGCAGCACGGATGTGCTTACCGAGTTGCAACACGGCTGGGCGCGGATCTGACTCCGGCGCAATCGTGTTACCCGTTGAAACAGCAACGACGTGATCTTTTGGCAACTCTAGCTTGTGTTTCTTCAACACCTTCTCGACCTGCGCTGGCGATCTCAACTTCGTTTCTGTTAATTCATCAGATTCAAGTCCCATTTCTCTAAGAGCTTCCAATGCGCCTTCGTCGTTGACCCACTGACGTGCGGCGCGCTTTGGCACAAGTTTAAATCCTGGGATGGCAATGTCGTTCTCAAGCGCCTGTTGCGCCATCTCACGCACAGATTTGATCCAGTCTTCAAGACGATCTGCGATAACAAGCGCATTGCTGTAGCCCTCTGGCGTTATGCTGTTCAGTTGTATTCGTAACGCGCGCTCAGTCTCGCCCGTCATAGCAGGGCATATTGGCTTTGCTGGACACCATTTGCAATGATCGCCAATCTTTACAGGCGCGTTAGGACGCAGCGCTGTTGTAACGGCGTCGTAAAGCTCACGCTCAAACGCTTTGACGCGCCCCGGAGTTGTCAACCAACGCTTTACATATGGCGGCTGGACAATGATGCACTCTATTTCAGTGACGCCCTCGAACGCCCAACGGGCGTCATCAGTCCGCATAGCCGCAGCGGCATAGAACAAAAGCTGATGGTTCTCGACAGCATCCACCGCCACCCCATCACCAAACTTCCAATCAAGCACCACTGCACGATTGCCAATACGACCAATGAGGTCACATGATCCGAATACGCCAGCTAGATACCCTCCAAAAGAAACGGAGATTTCAGTCTGAAATTCCATTTGTGAATTAGGATCAATCTCATTTAGTGCATCAAGGGCAGCGCGTAATTTACGCTCAATGAGATCATCGCCAAGACCAAAATCATCAACAGATGCACCATGAGATAAGATCTTGTGTATCGCATCATGTAAGAGTGACCCTTCCTCTGCATATTTTGATGATGGCCTTGGGGGAACGGATTGCGCGAGCTTCACAGAGCCAGGGCAGTTGATAACGCGCTTCGCGGTAGAACCGCCGACTATATCCGAGTGCATTGTATATTACCTTTCTGTGATTTGCATACTAGACAATTTATTACGGATGTGTCAAATAGTTTTTTATGACTGATTTGGAAAAAGATATCGAACGCTACTTTGTCAAGTCCGTTCAAGCACTTGATGGTCTTGCGTTTAAATTTAACAGTCTGTCAAATCGTGGCGTTTCTGACAGAATTGTCTGTTTACCAAACGGCGAAACATGGTTTGTAGAACTGAAAAAGGACGGCGGCAAGCTGTCCGCGCTACAAAAATTATTTGCCGAAGATATGCGTAAATTGAATCAGCGTTATGCGTGCCTCTGGAATCGTGAACAGGTAGATAGATGGACTTACGACCGTATCAACATGAAGCCGCAGACTTCCTCTTCTCCAACGACCGCGCCATGATTCTTGCGCCCGTCGGCGCAGGCAAGACCGCGATCACGTTAACCGCAATGACAGAAATGTTAGCGCGAGGGTTTGTTGACCGCTGGTTAGTGCTTGCACCAAAGCGCGTTTGCACTGATGTTTGGCAGCAAGAAGGGCAGAAATGGTGTCCTGAATTTGATATATCTGTTGCTGTTGGCACGCCAGCGCAACGCAAAGCCGCCTTTGATTCTGACGCTGATATAGTGGTGACGAACTATGACAATATTCCTAGCATTGATCCCACTACTTTTGACGGTTTGGTTTTTGATGAGCTTACGCGATTAAAAAACCCAAGCGGTAAAAGGTTTAAATACTTATTGAAGATACTCGACAAGTTCCACATACGCTGGGGCTTGACAGGATCGTTCACATCGAACGGCCTCGAAGACGTGTTCGGGCAATGTAAAGTTATCGACCAGAAACTGTTAGGCCGCAGCAAAGGCGCGTTTTTACAACAATATTTCTACTGCATTAACCGCGAGTATCAGCAATGGGAACCGTTACCTGGCGCGCTCAACCACGTAATGACCACGATCAAACCAGCAACATATGTGCTAGAGGCTGGCGAGTATAAAGATAAGCTACCGCCGTTAAACGTCATACCGATGCGTTGCGATATGGATTTAGCGCCGTATAATAAAATGAAAAAGGATTTTGTCCTTGAACTTAATCAGACCATCAGCGCTCCAACGGCGGCGGTTGTTACGCAAAAACTTCAGCAACTTGCGGGCGGCTTCATTTACGGACTGGATCAACCGGAATGGATCAGCCGCCATAAGTTTGATTTGCTGGAAGAAATACTTGACGGAAATCAACGCGCAAACACAATCATTGTCTACAATTACAAGGAAGAGTTAGCGGAATTAAAAAGACAATATCCACAACTCTCTACTATGGATGACGAAAATGTAGTTGACAAGTGGAACAAAGGTGAACTCGAACTTTTAGCAATTCATCCAAAGAGCGCAGGTCACGGACTGAACTTACAGTTTGGCGGCAACAAGATCATCTTTCTATCGCTGCCTTGGTCGCTCGAACTTTACGAACAGACCATCGGACGCCTGCACCGTAGCGGCCAGACAAAAGAAGTGTGGTGTTACGTTCTAATCTGTAATAAGACTATTGACGAACGCATCTACGCAAGTCTGCACGACAAGCGTTCGTTAGCGGAGTTAGCCTTAAATGAACTGGCGTGAATTGAATGAAGTCCTAACGGACTTTACGGAACAAGAGGTATTGGATCTCTTGGGTGACGAGCGCAAAAACGCTCGGCGGTCTACGGTCATTATACGTTTGCATCAGCGTTACACGACGCTGCGGATGTTGCGTGAACGAGCCGAATTATTGGAGGAAATTGATGAATCCGCACGATCTACTACAACAAGCCAGCGAGATCATAGGCGAGCGCGGGGCTGATTACGGTGGAATTGAAGATAATTTTCAGCTTATTGCTGATCTGGCATCTTTGCGTTTGGGCCGCGATATTCACCCCTTTGAGGTAGCGATTATCATGGTCTGCGTTAAGAACGCGCGCGCGTTTAGCAGCCCGACGCATATTGACAGCCGTTTAGATGCAATGAACTACGAAGCCTTTGCGGCGATGTTTGCCAATGACTATGTGAACCAGAAAGAAGGTTCCGGCATTGGCTACAAGAAGCGCGCCGATCTGAAACCTGCAAAGAAAGAAGATTTAAAGCCTACACGCCGCGCGGAGCTTGCCGTAATCGATGACAAACTGAGCCGTTTCGGATCCACGGAGCCGCCTAAGTTCGCTGGCAACGGCGCGCTGTTGAGCGACTGAGTATTGAGCCAGGGGAGGGCATGTCCCTTCCCTGACTGTCTGGCAACTAGAAAGTGCCGTTGTCGAGATCAGTAGCAGTATCGTCCACGGTTTTAGGGGCCATGACAACATTGGTCTGCTTCTCTTTCAGTTTAGCTTGCAAGTCAGCGCGGCGTAAGACCTCCTCGCGCCGCCCGCGATCATAGGCGTCGGCGATCAGCATCTTAGCCGCTGCGTAAAGAACGACTAAGAGTATGCCGACTAATATAGCGGTCGTCATGCGCCCGTGACGTTAAAATCTTTAGCGCCAATAAGACCGATAGCGATCAACGCAGCTTGCAATGAAGGCCAGTCAACGGTCTTGGTCTGCCAAGCGTTGAACAACACGGTGACAAGCGTAAGAACGCCAGGGATTGTGGTTTTCCAATTCTTAATCATTCGAGTGTCCTCCTGAAATAAATGCCAAGCATAAATGCTAGTTTTGCAACATACGACGCCGTAAGAGCGACAATGATTCTATCTAACAAACGCTATAATCTGCGCTTTAACGTCAGCAATCCGCGCAGACCAGCCTTTGCCAAACGTAGACCAGATCGACAAGGACTGCATAAACGCCAGACGTCGATTAGTTATCGACATTGCGACATACGTTTTGGTGGCTAGAATAGTTGCAGGGCCAATTTGGCCGTCCTGCGTGACGCCGACAACGGATTGCAGCATTTTAGCTGCGCGGCTTACGCCGGAATTGACAGCAAAGTCGAACACAGCAAAATCAACGCCAGAGGGCAGATCATCTCCACGAACACGATCCCAATAGAGGTTCTTGTAAATCGCCGCAACTTCCGAATCAGCAATACCGCGCACGCTTTGGATGGAGAGATTCTGCGACTTGCGCCAATTATCATAGACCGCTTGCGTAATTCCCTTATTCGTCGGGCCGCCTGGATCTTTTGGATGGTCAACGTAGCCGCCCTCGTATTTCAAGACTTGCTTCAGCGCCTGTGGATAGTTCTCTTTCATCTATCTGCTTTCTGGCTTACAAGATCTCGAATGGTGTCGAGCTTTGCGAACACTTGGCCTAGAGTTGAATTAAATTCTTCGCGTGTGATGTAGCGCCCCGCCACAAGCACTTCAATCTCGCCGACCTTTTCGGCTAGTTCTTTATCCGCTGCTTGCAGATCTTTGACAGCGCCCCAGACGGTATTCAGTACCCATCCGCCCAGGACGCCGATGATTCCAACGGCCACGTCAAAAAACACTTGATATTCAGCCATTGGTGTCATCTCGCCATCGCATTCAGGGGTTCTTCTACCATCGCGTTATAACCCCTCTGTGCCGCGAGCATTTCAGGAC